TTGACAGGAAACTTTACAAAATCGGTAATTGGGATTTGGTTCAGATTTGGGGGTAACATGGCCGGATACTATTTGAAGACAGCACCGACAATTGAACCGATAACGGTTGACGAGGCAAAGGCCCATCTGTACATCGACACCGATGACGGGGAGCCATCACCAACCGCCTTGACATGCGCGTTAGCAGCAGCAGGGGCCGGGAACCTAACCAACGGTGTCTATCGTTACCGTGTGACATTTGTAACGGCTGACGGCGAAACTGAGGGCGGGACCATATCCGCTTCTGTGACGGTTGCAGATAAGACTACCAACGGCAAGGTCGCACTGACTGCTATCCAGTTGGGCGGGTCGTCTGTGACATCGAGGAAGGTTTACAGGACAGAGGCTGATGGTTCAGATTATAAGTTGCTTGCGACAATCTCAGATAACACCACGGCAACCTATACTGACAATATTGCTGATGCTTCTCTTGGGGCTGCGGTTCCTTCAACGAATACAACGGAAGACCCATACTTAAACGCTTTGATAACGGCGGCAAGGCAATGGTGTGAGTCTTTCCAGAATCGAGTTTACATCACGCAGACATGGCAATTGATTCTCGATAGTTTCCCATGCGGTGATGTGATTGAACTTCCGAATCCTCCACTACAATCGGTGACGAGTATCAAATATTACGATGTGGATAGCACCGAAGCGACATTCACGAGCGATGATTATGAGGTAGACATTTACGGATTCCCCGGAAGGATTGTTCTCGGATATAGCAAGTCGTGGCCGTCAACCACATTTAGGACTGCCAACGGCGTGATAATTGAATTCGTGGCTGGTTATGGTGCTGCCGCTTCTAGCGTTCCGGCAACTGTTAAGCATGCTATGAAGCTCATCATGGGGCATTGGAATGAGCATAGAGAGTCTGCGATTATCGGGACCATCACCGCTGAGGTTCCTCAGTCTACTAAGATGCTACTCTCGCAAGGGAAGAACTTCAAATGAGAATGAGAATAGGAACGCTGAGACACCGAATCATCTGGCAGCAGAATGACACCACGACAAACAGCATCGACGAGGTCATTGATAGCTGGTCAACCTTTGCAACGGTGTCGTGTGCAATGGGTCCGCTATCGGCTAAGGAATCTTTTATCGCAGATCAATTAGATGGTGAGATATCTGGCAAGATCACTCAGAGGTATCTCGCTGGATTGAAGCCTACAATGCGAGGGTTATTCAAGCATCGGGTTATTGAGATCGTGAATATCATCAACACCAACGAACTGAACAAAGATCAGGTGGTACTATATCGAGAAAGGAATGACACGTAATGGCAGCCGGGGCGTTCAAAGTCGTGATGAAAATCAAGGGGATTCCGAATCTTAACAAGGAACTTGAGGCATTAGCGAAAGACTTGGACGGAGCAAGGGTGATGCCTGCATTGAAGGCAGCAGCCAAAGTCATTCACAAAGAAGTCAGATCGAAAACACCGAAAGGCCCGACTGGTAATCTGCGGAAGGGAATCAAGATTGTCATGCTCAAGCGATCCGGCAACATGGCTCCGAGAGCGGTTGTTAAATCAACAGCACCCCATAGATTCTGGATTGAAGAGGGAACACGAGATCGCAAACCCACAAGAGGTCAGATCATGGTGGGGAAGCAAGACAATGTTATTTATGGCCGGTCTGCTAAAGGACTCCGAAAGAATCCTACATTCTGGCCTGCTGTCCGATCAAAAGAAAAGGAAGCTCTTGAGGTTTTGCGGAATGGGATCGCAAAAGTCGCTCGTGATAGTTGGGTATAGATATGATAATTGAACAAGCGATACACAATGAATTGAATGATACGAGTGGCTTCTCTGATTTGGCGGTCGCGTATTATAACCGTGCACCCCAGGGAGTATATACTAGTTACGTAACCATCGAGAGGCTCAACAGGGATACGGATTATTCCCACGATGGCGCAAGCGGTTGGGTTACTACTGATATCGAGCTTTCAATTTATGCAGATGAATACAGCAAGTGCAAGGCAATTGCAATCGTTATACAGGGGGTGTTGAGTGGATATCAGGGGACCATGCAGACAGTAGTTATTGGTAGTTCATTCTATGATGACGAGTCTGACAATGGATGGATTGCCGATCCCGGCTTATACAATGTAGATGTTCAATATAGAATCCAATATTGCGAATAAAATACGGAGGTAACAAATGACAAACGCGAATGCAAGCATATCTTTCGGAACCACATTCTCTTGGGATGGGGCTGACATTGCCGAACTGACATCCATTGGGGGTGTTGAGATTACACTCGATACCGTCGAAGTCACTTCCCACGAATCTGCCAGCTCATTCAGGGAATATTTACCGACACTGTTTGATAGTGGTGAAATCGCCATTGAAGGTAACTACTATCCAGGCGACACAAATGGACAGGCGGCGATGTCAACCGACTTTCTCGCAAAGTCTAAGAAGGAATTGATTCTCAATCCTTCAGACGATGCATGGAGTTATACGGCTGACGGATACATCACTGCATACAAAGTCGAGTCAATGGAGATCGACGGAAAGCAGAACTTCAGCGCAACGATTAAGATCACCGGGAAAGCAACGCTGGCATACAGCGCGGCGAGCAATGCTACAGGCTTGGTATTCACTGGTAACGTCGGCGGGGCTATGACGATGGGTCCAGTATTTGCAGCCGCTACTTACGAATATGTGGCTGAGGGTGCGGGTGATGCAACGACAACCGTAACGGTAACGGCAGCAAGCGCGGATACTATCACAGTCACATTCGAGGGTTCTTCTCAGGAAGTGGCAACGGGGGTGGCCTCAAGTGCAATCACGTTGAATGTAGATGGCCGGAGTGTTATCACGGTGGTTGTCGCGGAAACCGGCAAGGTGTCGAAAACATACACGACATGGATCATCGACTCTTAGGGAGTCTAATTTAAGGAATGAAACCGGAGCGGGGAAACTCGCTCCGGTTTTGTAATATAAAAAGGGGGAACGAAATGGAAAACACTATCAACCTCGGCGGAACCGAATATCCTTTGAAGCTCAATATCAACGGCATGATTGAGTTTGAGGAAATCACCGGAGTTAACCTCATGGATGGCTTCGACATCAAAGCGTCAGGAATGAAGGGCATTCGCGCATTGGTTTATGTATGCATCAAAAATGATGACACCGACATAACCATTGAGGCAGTCGGTGAAATGATTGACCTCAGCAAAATGGAAGAGATATCAACCGCGCTGGCCGGAGCGTTTGGCGATGCTATGCCACAGGATGATGACTCAAAAAACTAGATGACTGGTTAAAGATTTGGGCATTCGCTCGGTTTGATCTTGGGTTATCCGAGAATGAATACCGAGGCTTGACCATGCGGCAACTCATGGCGCTGTCTGACAGATGGGAACAGGACCAAGAGCGTCAGGACTTTAGATGCGCTCAGACAACCGCGATGCTCTACAACATCAACCGTGGCAAGGGTAAGTCAGCAAAGTCACCAAAAGACTTTATGCTTTCAAAGTTTAAAAAAGAAACGAACCAAAAAATAGATTTGACTGACAAAGATCAGTCATTCGATGTAATGCTTAAACTGGCAAAATCTCAGGGCGCGAACATAGTGGAGAGATAGATGGCAGAAGAAAAACTATATGTAGTGATCGGAGCTAAAACTGAAGGCTTCCTTAAGGGAGTTGACCAGATGGAAAAGAAGCTCTCGAAATCCACAAAGAACATACAGAAGTTCGCCAAAAAAGCAGGCATGGCTATGACCGCTATGGGCGCTGCCGTTGTTGGCTCTATGGTTGCTATGTCAAAATCATGGGCTGATGCTGGAACCCAAATAAAAGACATGTCAATCCGGTTGGGTGTTGGCACTGAAGAGATATCCAAATTAGGTTATGCTGCCGAACAAAGCGGAATATCATTTGAGACATTCGCAATGGCTTCTCAAAGAATGATCAGAAGGGTGGCTGAAGCGGCGGCAGGAACCGGCGAAGCTAAAGACGCATTAATTGAGTTGGGGCTTACTGCTAAAGACTTAAACAATCTGACATTGGAAGAGAAGTTCAATGCCATCACTGAAGCCTTCGGTGGTGTAGGGAATGAGGCGGACAAGGTTCGGCTTGCTATGAAGTTGTTTGATTCCGAGGGTGTTTCCCTCATTCAAATGATGGACGGTGGAGTTGAGGGACTCAAGGCGTTTGGCGATGAGGCATCGGAATTAGGCAAGGTTTTCTCTGAGGAAGACGCTCAGGCCGCAAAGGAATTCAACGATGCCATCACCAAACTTCAAGGGTCGCTGGCTGGATTTGTTGCTGTGATTGCCAAGTCTGTTGTCCCTGCTCTGAAAACAGTTGTTGGAGGGTTGACTGACGCAATTAAGGTAGTGACAAATATTACCGGCAAGTTCCCCGGATTGAATACCGTACTCGGAACTATAACCCTTGCATTCGGGGCATTGATGTTGGCACTCGGTCCTCTGCTTATAGTATTACCGGGATTGATAACAATGTTCGCCGCGCTTGGGATAAGTGTTGGGGCTGCTGCTGCTGCGGTGTGGGCATTCATGGCTCCGATACTTCTGGTTGTTGCTGCCATTGCCTTAATCGGTATTGCCATCTGGCAGATAATCGAGAATTGGGATTCCTTTAAAAAGATGGGGGAACTCATCTGGAACGGTATAGCTGACTACTTCACAGGTATCTGGAATACGATTGTCAAAATCTTCAAAGACAATTGGGAAATGATTCTATTGGTTATCTTTCCCGCCGGTGGTATCATTGCCCTCTTCGCTAAACATTGGGGACCAATTACGGCATTCTTCCAAAAGATATGGGACAAGGTTAGAGATTCAACTATCGGAGCATTCGCCAGAATCAAAGACGCCATCCTTTCACCTATTAGGATTGCAGTCAAAGCCATTCTGGAGGTTGTCAACTTCTTGATCAGGTCATTGAATAAACTCAATATTAGTGTGCCGTCATGGGTTCCGAAGATTGGCGGGAAAGAGCTTGGCTTCAATATTGCTGAGATAGATATGCCTTCCTTCAAGAAGGGCGGGAGGGTTCCGGGTGGTCGTAACGATGAAATGATAGCCCGATTGCATGGTGGTGAAACGGTTGTTCCTGCTGGAGAGTCCGCTGGCAGTACATTGAATTTAAACGTGGCGGAGCTGGTCGTCAGAGAGGAAGCGGATATCAAGAGGATTGCCAGAGAGCTTTACAATATGACCATCCAAAAGAAGCGATTGGCGGGAGTAGCAAATGCAGTTTAACAGCTTAGACCTAACCGGCTCTGATTATAATTTGAAGGTACTCTATCAACCGACATCTCTTTCCTACATGCCACCATTGCAGACCAATGTCCAGCCGATAGGGAATAAGGGTTATTCGTTTGATACACGGCTTCAACCTAAGATCATTACGCTAGGGGTGATTGTTGAGGGAACATCGAAAGCAAACCTGCAAACCAGACTCGACAATCTATCCAGAGTTCTTGACCCGACTCAAGGGGTGAAGAGTCTCATACTCGATTACCCGGATGATCGGTATTATCAGGCAAAGCTATCAGATAAGATCGACTGGACTTTGCATTCGGACACAATCGTAACGGGGACACTGGTATTCATTGCTCCAGATCCGCTGGCTTATGATAACTCGGCGGTGAGTTCAGATCACAACATTGATGCAGACCCCGACACAGTGACGGAAACTCCAGGCGGGACTGGTTGGGTTTCCCCGGTTTACACATTCACAGCAGGGGAAGCGTTGACGACTATATCGTTTACTCTTGAGAATGTTACCACAGGCGAGGAGTTGATTTGGGTTGGTACACTGGCAAACACAGATGAGCTTGAAATAGACGTTGAGAACTTCACCGTCAAGAAAGAGGGCAGCCTGTCAATGACAGGAGTATCGGGGCAATTCCCACGACTTCAGGGCGGTGTTGCCAATTCAATCAAGGTGACAAACGCTTCAAACACTGGAGCGCTGAATATCGCATATCGGAATCGGTACTTATAGGGGGAATGATGATTGAACTAGCCATAAGTATTTTTTATTTGTGGTGTGTAATCTATCTAATGAAACGGGCATATCTCAAGGGTAAAGAACACGGTCACCTAGATTGTCTAGATAGGGAAATAAACGAGCAATGCGGCTCAACCAAGACGGAGGATTAACATGGCAAGTGGCGTAACCAATCGAGGCAAATATACAATCCTGCAATTCTTTCGGGATACCGGACTCCCGACTAATTTCTATGTCGCACTGATCACAGTTGATAATGTTCCTGATGCCGATGATAACCTGATGAGCGACTTGACAGAAATCACGGCGGGGAACGGATACACTACAGGCGGTTATTCACTTGACCCTAATGCAACCGACTTTGATGTGCTGACGGAAGACGATGCTAACGACAAAGCTCTTATCCAGATCAAGGATGTTCAGTGGACAGCGGCAGGCGGGACTATTCCATCGGCTGGCAATGATGCTCGATACGCAGTTCTGACGGATGACAACGCAACCGTGGCCGATAGGGAAGTTTATGTTTGGTGGGATTTGGTTTCAGGTAGATCAATTGCATCTGGAGATGCTTTAATCCTTCAAGACTTACAGATTGATGCACTGGCGGCGTAATGGCAAATACACTAATCACCCCGGCGGCGGCTCAATTCGATTTGGGGGCAACGGCACCAGTAGTTGCCGAGGTCGTTGTTATTCCGGCGGCGGCTCAATTC